TTGGTCATGAGTGGGGCCTACAGCGGGATTGTTGGCAAGGTAATTGAGAACATCCCTGAGAATAACTCCGTTCAAGTATTCGTTAAGCTCAGGTCGAAGCAGGCGCTGATCACACTACCTCGGAGCTTTTTGAAGTATGTCTCTAATACCGAAGACCAGCAGTACAACTCCCCGTTCCTAACTAAGTTGTTCAGGATTAAGCAGTGGATTGATCGTGCCAAGGCTCCGAATAAGTATTTGGTTAGTTCCGAAAAACCCTTACAAGCTAAGTATGACAGGTACCTAAGAATCACCTCGTGGCTTGATACTTTTAGAAGAGCCAGGAAGTTACTAGTAGACCCAGTGGCACCTGAGATGTTCACGGGATCCGATAGCGAGCCTCTGCTGAAAAAGTTTCATCAAGTTCAGCAAATGAACTCATTCATATCAAGGTCAGGGTTTTTCTTCTACTTACCTCTGATTCAATTGCCAGAGGTCTCACAACTAGCCAACTCTTCAGCTGCACTAGACCTACTCGACAGCTTCATAGCTAGATACTCACAGATTCACAGTGATTGTGACCAACTTGAGAGGTCACTACCAGATTGGAACCCAGATATGGCTAACAACATCGTGTTCGACGGGCATAATCTAGCTTATAGGGTTGTCAATGCTCTAAGGAACATCCCTGATCAGCTAACCGATAGTGAGGGCAGATCAACTGCACTAGTATTTGGGTTCTTGCGTAGCTTAGCTGCACTCAAGAAGCGTTTTGAGAGAGCTAATATGTATGTTGTATGGGATGGCTCTAAGCAGCGTAGGGTTGACATGTATCCAGACTACAAGGCAGGCAGGCCAGAGCATAGTCAGGGTACACACGATGAGATGTCACGACTTCAGTCTATGCTTCCAATGTTTGGCATCTCACAAGTCCATAATCCAGACGAGGAAACAGACGATATTATCGCTTGTTTACTGAAGAACAAGCTAAAAGGTAAACACAACATAATCATCTCTACAGACCGTGACTTCCTACAGTTGGTTACATACACTGACTTACTTTTAGTACCAAAGCAAGGAAGTCGACCTGAGACCCTTTACGACCCCGATAGAGTTGTGTCAGAGTATGGGGTCCCGCCCCGGTTGATGGTTCACCTCAGAGCACTCTCAGGTGACACATCGGACAATCTGCCCGGGGTCCCAAGAGTACCTCGTAAGATCCTGGCGTCCCTTCTAACAACGCACGGATCGATCGATGGGGTCTACGCTTCAAGCTTAGCCGGGGTCACCAAGACTCAGTACGACAAGATCCGAGGCTTTGAGAAACAAGCCCGATTAAATGTGGAACTTATGGCTCTTAGAACGGACCTAGACTACCAGATTACGGAGGCAGCTCCGAACTTTGATAGCGCTTTCGACGCTCTAAAGCAGTGTTCCATTCAACCTGAGATCTTGATTTCAACCTTCTTCCAGACCCCTGTTGGGGCTGGGTTCACCAAGAATAGCTGAGGTATTATGGGTAGCGCTGGCTTTACGATCTCGGTTGACCCTGCAGAGTTGGCAAACCGTTTTGCATCGCCAGAGCCGCTATTCGACGAACCAATTGAGGAAGTGGATGAGGAGCAGGTTGTCTCTATCCTATCCTCGTTGCACTTCGAAACGCAGGTCAAACCTCTCCTCGACAGGATACCAGACAGGGAAGCTGACCTGATTGAGTTGTACTACATACAGAAGAAACGTCAGGCAGACATAGCCGAGATCTTCGATGTAACTCAGGCGGCAATCAGCTATCGATTGGATCGGGGCCTTCAAAGGATCAAGTTCTTGCTATCAATACCTCAGATCACCGAGAGCGAGATGCGGTATAACCTACCATTTGTACCTCTCAAGCCAATTGATGTTGATATATTGGTTGGCATGTGGAAGACCACTTGCCAGAGTGAAGTAGCAATGCAGCTAGAGCTTACTCAGGGTCGAGTGAGACATCGTTTCTTTGGGGCGGTGAAGCTACTTGAGCGAAAGGCCACTGAGGACACAACATTTGAGCCTCTATTCAAGGTGTTCTCATCCATTGCTAGTAAGAACTTCAACATACTTAGAGCAGTGAAACTCCCTCAATGGGAAAATCGTGGCGGCGACGAGTTGTCCGGGTTGTGACTCGATTGAGCATTTACTTGTACGCTTGGCAGTTTAGAGGACTGCCTTGCCACCTGTACAGAACCTCCGATTCCAAGACTACCAGTTCGAGTATGCGGTACCAGCCGGTAAGTGGTATTGGACAACTCGAGTTGATGTATCTCAGTCAGTCCCCGCCTATCAGGTTAGGGACATCAAGTCTCCCTATGGGTTGCTAAGGGATTCAATCCCAATCCTAGGTGAGGTCATCCAAGCGATGGCAGATAGCATCGTTGAGTTGAAGTCCAACTTCGCTCCGAGCATCCTCATCGGACCCCCCGCGTCGCTCGTGTTCGAGGTTGACGAAGGTCGAGGCTACTCTGATCCTCAGTCGGATCTCATTACCAACCAAGGAGTGTTCGGTTCAATCCTAGGTGCTAGCCTTACAGTATCAGCACCATTCGTTCGAGTGAGCCCCTCCATGGTTGGTGGGTTGGCTATCAACGAGAGTGGTAGCTTCACGGTTGAAGTAGATTCAACTGGGTTATTGGCCGCCAATAGTCCGTACCCAGAGTCAATCATAGTTCAAGACCCAACGGCTACCAACAACCCGCAGACGGTCCCTGTGCTAATCAACGTTCGCCCTAGAGCGCTGATAACCTCGAGCGACACCGTAGTCATCTTCAATGTAGTTCGTCCCCTCAACGGTCAGTATCCGCTGGTCCCGCAGCAGACTTTCAGTATTGGGAACATGGGACCCCCAGGCTCAGTTCTTGAATATGACATTCGGGCTATCACCGGCCTATGCGGGAACTGGTTGCGGAGTTGGCTACCCTCTGAGGGGACACTTCAGGCCACCGAAGGTGAGTTGATCACGGTTACAGTCCAACCACCTACTGGGATGTTGCAGGGGACTTACTCAGAAAAGCTGCGCATTATTGGTTATAGCTCCAACAACTACATAGACGTTGAGATTCGTCTTGTAATTACGTGAGGGTAGAATGGCAGACCAAGATTTTGACTTGAGCAGGTTTGAGGTACAACCCTCCACGGGGCTGGATGCCTTCTTGGCGAGGAACGCCAATATGGTGACTCCCCTTCGACAGAAGGTAGCTTCAATCAAAGATCTTAGCTCATTTGTTCGTCTATCTGCTGATGAATTGGTCCACAAGTCCACACGGGACCTGTGGACGATTCGTAGGCAGGGCGACGGCGGCATGTTCGTCGAGAGGACCTTTGACGACAACGGTGCGCCTCTTAAGGCCTAATCGGAGGAACCTTGGACAACCGTGAAAAGGTCAGGGTACTAATTGCTAGGGAAGAGGGCTTGCCCTTACCACCACCAGCTCAAAAACCAGATGGTTTGGAGGGTGACAGTGGCATTGGCGTTGGTAAGCGTGCAATTCCTCAAGGGCATCAGTTTGATCCTAATGCCCTGAAGCCTCTAGCTCGAACTCTGTTCGCAGCTTCGGTTGCTCTTGGACACTCCCTAACAGCTTATCGAGAGTTTGCACGCATCAAGTCCGCGAGTATCTCCCCTGATGGCATGCTTGGAGGCAAAGGGTATGTTCTAAAGGTCAAAGAAGTCAGATCCCAGCTGCAGCAAGCCTGTGAACTACTGTCTTCAATCACGGATACCTTGCATGATGAGGTACACGCCCCTCATTGGCAACCCGATGTCACCATACTCGATGAGACCGAGGCTAATGAAATTGAAGGTTTAATTGAAGAGTCTGATGATGTACTTCAAGACCCCGAGCAGTATGGGGGTAAAGAAGTTGATGAGGCCGAAAAGGCTCCGAAGACTAAGAAGCTAACTGACCGCATCAAGGATGAGGAGAACAAGGAGTCCGGTGCTTCTAGGGTCCCAGGTGGTGGTGCTCAGGAGACGAGCGAACCTACCCCTGCTGGTGATGTCTTCAAGGTCAAGCAGGCAAGGGATTGGAAGGCCCCCTTCATCCAGAGAGTAGCCAACTCCTCGCTACCAGTCAACACTCTTCCAGGTCCTCGTGTCGATCACCTCGAACGAGGTGAGCAGACAGGATCAGAGGGATCCTATAACAAGGACGAACCTACTGTAAATGACGAGTGGGGAAAGTCTGAGGGTGTGGGAGACGAGTATATTTACACTACTCCTTGGGAGAATGACACTAGTCGATCTGCTGGTGCAGTTATTATCTGGGGTAAATCAAACCTACCCTCTGATGATGATACCCATGGTGAGGCTAATGACTTTGGTCTAGGGTACGGAGCAAAGGGTCAAGGGTCCGAGGGCTACGGTACAACTAGTCCGGATGGGCGCGGAGTCTACGGTCCTCAGAGTGGGTTACCCAATGACCCAGGCGGGCTCACGCATGACCCTGAGGGAGGTGCAACCCCCTTTGATGACAAGTTGTCCCCGAATAATGTATGGGCCGCGATAGCTGAGTCAGAACTCCCTTTTGATGGCCCAGATCCCGTCGCTCGAAGTGACTACTTTGAGGGCGATAAGGGTAATCAATTCAACGTTCAACATCACGGTACCTCAGGGCTACCGGAGATGAACATCCACTCTCCAGAAGCTCCTCTAACTCCTCGACCATCGCATAATCTAGAGCACATGTTCGCCGAGTCTCAGATGCCAGGTGATGGTGGAGTCAACTACGATCACTACAGGGACACCACCCCTAACGTGGGTGAGAATACAGAACAACAAGATGTCCCCTACATCAAATGGAAGTCGGATGCTCACGACTACCGTAACGACCAACAAGACCTGTACCGAGAAGACTACCACTGAAGGATATTGAAATGGCTGATTTGGGTGACATCTCTGGTTTTCTCAAGGAAGGCGCAGTCAACAATCTTGATTGGCTTGACGTTAATGATAAAGACTATCGGGAGCTCTCGGACCTTCCGAAGCAAAACCTGGACTTCGCTCCGGACTTGGAGGCTGCTTGGAGTCACACAGGTCAGGCTCCGTCCACTTACTTGGTCCCTAACAAAGACGTTCATCGAACCATGGGCGACTTGAGTGAGGCTCATGGCAAGTTGGCCTCCATGGAGACCTTGGCTCAGGTCGAAAAGGTTGCTCGGTTGGCAATCATGCAATCTACTGATCCGGCCAAGATTAGTAGCACCCTGAAGACTAGGTTCGATCCTTGGACTCTTCAGGCTGCAAAAACCGTATTGGCTACTACTCTTCAGGAGCGTGGGCTCCTTGGGCGATACTATATTGACGCCAAGGACTTCCCTAGTTGCTCAAGAAAAGCTAGTCGTAGTGAGGTTGAGTTCGTCAAGAGGAATGCTGGGACAGCCAAGTTCATTCAAGCCAAGGATCAATGCCTCGATTGCATCCATAACGCCAAGTCAACTTGCTCAGTATTTCATAAGGAGTTAGTCCTTGAGGTACCGTACTCCTCTGAGTTGGCTGATGCAATAA